GACCAGGGTACCCTGGGCCTGAGCCGAGGCGCTGCCGTTGTCCTTCGGGAACTTGTGGACGCCGGAGATGGCGATCGCGCCCAGGACGCCCGAGGCGATCGGACGATTCGCGACGCCTACCACGCTGCCGCGGACGACGACATCGCCGGCAGCGACATCGCCGCTCGGGGTGTAGGGCATTGAGCGGCCATCGGAGACGAATTGTGCGGTGGTCATGTTCTTTTTCCTTGTGATTGGTGGGGAAAGGTTTTGCCGACAATGCCCGCCACGGCACACGCCGGGCGGGCATCAGATCAATCGGAACTGGAAGGATCAGGCTCCGCTGGAGCGAACGCCTCCACGGAACTCCTGCTTCGCGACACCGAAGTCGTGGAAGCCACGGACCTGGATGCCCAGGGTGTTGAAGTCCGCATCCGCGCTCTCGACGGTCGGGGTCTGCACGCCGTTGAGGAAGGCAGCCTCGATGACCGGGAGGTCGGCGGGGTCGGCCAGCATGTAGTGCGCGGTGGGCGAGTAGCCGGTCATCGCATCGTTCGACAGGTAGTCGCTGACCACGACCTTGTACTTGCCCTTGTGGGGATTCGCGGTGCCCGCCTTGGTGCTGGCGGTGCTGTCGCGCATCTCCATCGAGTTGACGATCACGTCGGCCGCGACCTCCAACTCAGGCGGGACGAGCAGGATCCGGGGAGCCACGGCGATGGGCTTGCCGTTGGGATCCTTCTGCTTGCGGAACTTGGTCCGGGCCGCGCTCAGACCGTCGATGGTCAGGAGCGAACCGGGGGTGCCGGTGCACAGGTTCTTGTTGCCGGTGGAGAAGAAGCTCGCGTTGTCGAGGAACTCCAGCCAGAAGACCTCGTTCAGCTTCAGGCCAGCGCCGCGACCGATGATGCTGGGGATGTCGGTCAGAGCGCCGAGGTTGTCGTCGATCTGATCCTTGCGGGTGATGCCGAGCATCAGGCCGTAGGTCTCGGCCTTGTTGGTGAAGCTCTGCTCGCCGAGGGTGCCGTGCTTGAGCTCGCCGGTCGGTCCCACCTTCTCGTACTGGTTGGCACCAGTGAGGCGGTAGCTGGTCACGGTCTTGAAGTCGGTCACGGACCGGATGGCCGCGATCTCCTTCCAGGACTGCTCCACCGCCATGAAGCCCTGCAGCAGGAACTTGTTCGCGATGTTCGACAGGATGCCGCTGATGTCGATCGTGCTGAAGCCCGAGGCCTGCAGCTTGTTCGCGAAGGCAGCGCGGAGGACTTCCTGCTGATTCTCCTTGAGCGAACCCTCGCCTATGTAGCCGTTCGCACGGGCGGCGGCCAGGATCAGTCGGCCCAGGCCCATGTGGCGCAGGTTGCGATTCGAGGCGGCTTCCAGGGTCTTCGTCGAGAACGCCTTCTCCGCGTTCTTGAGTCCGCCGGTCAGGCAGACCGCGGCTTCGAGGACTTCGGCGGTCGGGGCCTCGCCGCTGCGGGTGTGGATTGCGGGGCCGGACGAGCGGCTGGCGCGGAGGACGGAGAGCTCGGCCTTCTCGGCGCTCCAGCCTTCCTCGATCGCCTTCGCCTCGATGTCCGAATGCTTGCCGGCGCAGAGGGTGCGGATCGCACCGACGCGGCGGGTCTCATCGGCAGCGGCCTTGCGGGCGGCCTTCAGTGCGTCGGCGACATCATCCTGCTTCGCCTCGATCTTGGGCTTCTCCTGCTTCTCGGCCCAGGCCTTGAGCTCGATCTCGCCCTGCTTGGTCTCGTCGCTCTCGTCGTCGACGACATCGACCTTTGCGGCCAGGTCGGCAGCGAGATGGGGGAATGAGGCGGTCATCGCGAGGAGCGATGCCAGGAGGATCTTGATCTTGTCCATGGACGGTTTCCTTGTTGGTTGGGTCGATTGGGTTTTGCCCGCGACCATGCGGGTGTAGGTGGAGTCATCTGCGCCGAGGGCCACGAAAGACACCTCTTGCAGGGTGCAGGCGCGGACGATCAGGACGGGACCTTCGAAGGTCTGACCGTTGACCGTGACCTTGACGCCCGCGGCGATCGGCTCGACGTGCTCGATCAGAGCGCCGATCGAGGACTGCCAGGGGAAGCCGTTGTCGCTGTTGGCGATGACCTCGCGGGCCGCTTCTCCGGTGCCGCTGGCGATGCCGTCGAGAATCAGGGACTTGCCGCCATCGACGCGAATCTGCGAGGAATGGCCGACGACGAGCGAAGAATTGTGGTCCTTGAGCACTGGGCGCGACTTGTCGCCCAGGTTCATGCCGGCGAGGTCCACAACGACGGGATCTTCCGACCACCAGAAGCGCATGGCCCCGCCGTTGTAGGCGGCCATCTGGAACTTCCGGAGGCTCTTGCCGTCGCCGGCCGCTGCTTCGAGCGTAACGGAGCCCAGCGCCCGGAGCATATTCGGCTCGGTCGAAGCGTTCAGCTTGGCCAGCGGGTCCTTGCTGGCGTGGAGCATGCGGGGGAATTGGCGCTTATTCATCGGCGTCTCCGTCGTCTGATTCGTCGGAGTCGTCCGATTCGTCGTCAGCAGGGACCGCGACCTTGCTGGGCTTGGCCGCAGTCGGAGCAGGAGCAGGCACCACGTCGCCCAGGGTCAGGCCGAGCGAGGCGAGTTTCTTCCGCTCCTTGCCGATCTGGTCGATCTTGTCTTCCCAGTCCGCGCCCTGTCGGCCCCACTCATCCGACAGCGTGGTCGTCAGGTTCGCCAGGCGCGTGCCCTGGGCGTTCGCTTCCTTCTGGGGGTCGACGTGCTCGGTTCCGTCGAAGAACCAGGAATGAGCGAAGTTCGTCTGCACCGTGCGAAGCGACTGCGGCAGGTAGCCCTCGATCAGCACGGCTTCACGCTTCCAGGCGTTGAAGATGCGATCGAGGACCTGGCGCATCATCCGAGCGCGATCGACGCGCAGGGACTTGAAATACGTCTGATGGTCGAGCCGGCCAGACGAGTAGTTGTAGCCCGAGGAATTTCCGGCCGCGACGTTGAAGGGAACGCCCAAGCACCGGGCAACCTCGGCGATCAGCTGGTTCTTCACCTCGCCATACGTCGACGTGGGGTGCTCAGCCTTCATCTGTGAGACCTGCCAGCCGTGCGGCAGCGTCACCATGGCGCGACGCTCGAACTCGACGCGATCGAAGGGCGCTGAGGGTGCCGCTTCACCATCCGGCGAGTCCGTTGAGTACAGAATTGCGGCCAGATCTGCAGCGGTTTCACCCGCGGCGATGACGGCCAGCGTCCAGCGGCGAAGCTGGGCGAACAACGGCAGGGCCGAGGTCAGCTCGGGAATACCACGGCACTGGCCCGGACGCTCCGGAATGAAGAAGTGGAGCATCTGCGAAGCGGGAATCCGCTCCGCTTCCAGGCTGATGAATGCGGCCCCGCCGGGATGCTGACGCAGAACGGAGTATTCAGCCGGGTTGCCATAGGCATCGAACCGGATTCCATCAACGGCATTCAGGTCCAGCGGGGCCAAGTTGACGTCCGCGACCTGCTCGGCCTCGAGGAGGCGCAGGTCCAGCTTGACGGCGCTGTCGAGGATCGGGTTGTTGGTGAACAGGCCGAAGCCTTCACCGTCGACGGCACGCGAGATGCGCAGGGTGCGAAGCTTCTCGGCGAGGTCGATCTCCTCGGCCCAGGCTTGGAACTCTGCTTTGAGGAAGTTGCCGTCTGCGCTGCGCAGGGCGGTGAAGTCGATGCGGGCAGCGGTGCCGACGCAGTCATTCGCCAGCGTGTTGACGATGCCGCGGGCATAGGTGTTGTTCGCGACCTCGTACCGGGCCCGGTTCCTCAAGATGCGACGGACACCAGGCGCGGCAGCAGCGTCGGCGCTCAGGCTGTCGGCCATCGCCCAATGCTTGCGGTTCTCGTCTGTGGTCTGCGCGGCATCCCACCGGGCCCGGACCTGCCGGACCTGCTGTTGCTGCTCGCGATGGCTGACGACGGTCCCCGGCTTCTTGACCCGGAACATCGTCGGGCCCTTGCTCATTCCCCGGTCCCACCGCTGGGGACGATCTTGTTGAACTTGATGCCGATGCCCGACCGGTTCTTGCCGGCCAGGTACCGATCGGCCTCGATGAGCTCCGAGATAGGAAACTTCTCAGCCGAGCCGCTGTCGCCTGTGGCCTTTTTCGGCCCCTGGACTGAATCCAGAATCACGTCGGCGATCTCTTCGTCGGGCATCCCCGAGCCTATGCATCGGATTTCAGGCTTTCACCACGTCAAAGAGAACTCTGATGGATCTGTTTCGGGTCTTTTTGACACGCTCGGTCGTCTTATCGTGCCGGCCAGCAGCGTGGAGAAGTGGCCTCTCGCCTGGCTCATAACCAGGAAACGCCGGTTCAAGTCCGGCCGCTGCAACCTTTCGGCGCATGGAATCTCTGGGTGAGACGACGGGCCCCGGGTAAAACCGGGGTTCTTCGTTTGGTAAGGCCTCTATCCGCCCCGCTTATCTCGAGCAGCCCGCTGCAGGGCGGCGAAGCTCATCCGGTCGGACTTCGCCGGCATCGGCGTGCCGGCCAGTGGGTTGGCCTCGCCCTTCGCCTTCGTCGGCGAGGGGGCAATCGGCATGCCTCGAATGGATGCCGCCACCGCAGCCCCGACGATGCCGTCGAGCCAGTGGTTGTCCCGGCCTGGCAGGAGTTTCCACTCGTCGACCGTCCGGCCGCGTCCCGTCGTGCGTACCCGATGCTCCGCGGTGAGGTGGTCGGCGATCATCCGGTGCCGTTCCCGGTCCTTGCCGTAGAGGTTCAGCGTTCCGGGGTCGCCTGGAGAGGTCAGCCACCGCTTCGCCAGCCACGATTTCCAGAAGTTCGTATCGTAATGGGCGCTTCGAAGGCCTCGTTTCGCCGGCTGAATCCGCCAATTATGGCCCACCCGCTCGCCCTTGTTCTTCGGCCAGTCGTCCATGGGCCTGGTCGAGGCACCCACATACCGGCCGTGGCTCGGCATAATCAGCCCGGAATGGCTCGATTGCCTGCAGAAACCATACACCGTGTCCGTGGATTCGCCCCAGTTCGCGTCGATCAGCAGCAGTTCGATGCCCATTTCGTTGCCGTCCTGGCGCTTGTAACGCTGGGCGAGGAGGATCTTCGTCAGGGCGTCGAGAGCGCCGAAGATCTGGCCCTCGAGGCCCGCGCCCTTGATGACGCTGGCAATCGTGTGCTTCGCGTCGCGCAAGGTGAAGTACGCCCGCTGCTGATCCGGCCAGGTTCCGTAGTCGATGACCTCGCCGTTGCAGTCGTCGTCCCAGGCGCACACGACCCACCAGAGAGTGGAGCCCTGCACGTCGCAGAAGCCGGTGATCCGGGTTGCCCAGGGCGGAACCATCTGGCGAGCAGCACCGGACAGGCGGGAAACGATGAGATCGGCGGTCAGATTCTCGTCCGAAGCCTCCTGATCCGGCATCGGTTCGTTCTGATATTCGGCGAAGAAGCTCGCCTCGTCGGTCAGCCGGATGTTCCAGGCGTGCTGGATGCCGCTGAGCTCGTCCTCGTTGAACCGCGACTCCCACGCCACGCGGCTGCCGGCGTCCATTTCCGCCCGGCGCGTCCGGTAGAACTCGGTTGCCGCGGAGAAAGTCCCGTCTTTTCGCAGGCAATCGGCGCGAATTCGTGCGTATTCCTCCCAGAGATTCGTCGCCGCCGGCCACGCATAGACCATCTTCGTCCGCTCGCCGTTCCATTCCGGGTGCTTCTGGGGGTCCAGGATCCGGTCGGCCATGTCCCCCGGCCGGATGACGGTGCAGGGCATGACGCCCGCGATCTTCTGACCAGGACCAGCCAGGCCGAGGACCGCGCCGCAGAGGACGGACAGCCGGGCCTGGGACTGCGACACGCTCTTCGCCGATTCGTCGGTTTGGGGGTCGTCGATGATGACCAGATCCGGCCGCACGCTTTCGCCGTCCGATCGCTTGTACTTCATGCCGCGGATGCCGCCTGTGATGCCGGCAACCCGCAGGATTACGCCTGCCGCCGGGCTCTTTGGGACGGTCGGCAGGACGATCTCGTCCGACCGCCAGCCGATCCGGGTGGAAACACCCTGCAAGGTCTGCCCGCCAGCCCGGTGAGCGATGCGCTCCAGGCACCGGATCGGGAACACCACCTCCGGGAAATCGTAGAGCAGCAGGTCGTTCGTCTCGAGTTCGGTCTTCAGCGAGTCCAGCATGTTGATCGCCGCGCTGATATCCGCGCCGATCAGGAGCGGGAAGCGACGGTGGCCATAGAGCGCCGCCCATTCGCACGCGACTTCGGCAATGGTGCTCTTCCCTGAACCGCGGGGCATGGCCATCGCGAACAGCCCGCCCTTCAGGACCGCCGTCTCGATCTTGTCGATGACCTTGAAATGGTCCGGGCTCCACGGCCGATCGAACTGGTGTGGGTGGTAGATCTTACAGAAGGATCGGAGGCTCAGCCGGCAGCGTTCCTTCCGCGCCGGATCGAGCACCGCCGGCAGTGGACCGATATCCCGCGACGCCGACTGGATGACCTTCTTGCGCAGGGCAAGCCGATCGCGCTTTCGCCTCGCTCCCTCGACGGTGCGCTTCGTGGGTTTCTTGACCGGCACTGGTGGGGACTTCATGTACGCTTCCGGGGGGGCAGACTGGGTGGGTCGACTGAAATGGATGTAGGAAT